TCCCCATATTTAATAATCTTTTCTTCTTTAACTCTTAAAACCGAATGAGCTAAATCTTTTAATTTATGTGAGCGTCTATTTTCATTTAGTAACCAACTCATTATTAAAGTATCGTGATATTTTAACTTATCTATATTAAACCCGTGCTTTTCTAAAATTAATAAATCAAATTTTGCGTTATGAAAAATAAAAATAAATTTATCTAAAACCTTCTGAAAGTCTTTCTTTACAAATTTAGCAGGAATAAAAATCTTAAAGTCCTTCCCATATAACCCTATTCCATACAACCCTAAATCAAATGCGTGCGTCTTCTCCTTATCAAATTCTTCTGTCTCTGTATCTAAAGCCACATATTCAGAAGATGAAACTAAAATTTTATCTATAATCTTTTTATACTCCTCCTTATTTTTTACAATGAACTTAGACATTAGCTGTTACTTTAATGAATTGTGATCCTTCTTTTTGAGTCTGGTATTTTTTCAAATCAGATACTCCTAAATCTTTCATAATATCATCAAAATCTACTACTATAGACCCTTTTCTATCTATTAATAAAACATTACCTTTACCTCCATCTAATTTATTTATACCTCTTCTATCCATTTCTTTTCTTAATTCTTCTTTATGCCCTCCAATTTCCTTTTTCAACTCCGCTAGTTTTCCATTCTCTAATTTTTTAATTTGTTTTTGTAGAGCAATAGTATTATCTACTAGCTCTCCGAACTCCTTTCCTACTTCATTTGTTTGTAAATGATTCATTTTTTTGTTGGTTATAAATTATTTTAAAATACTAACAATAGCATCTGGTAAACTTTGCACAAATCCTTCATCATCTCTTAGAGCATCCATTTGTGCTTCCAAAGTCTCATCTACTAACTCTTTAAATTTATTTTTATTTACTTCTTTAGGCATTTTTTTGTGGGTTATTTATTTATCTAACATATACATTATAATATACTTTTTCAACTTTTTCAAGTATTTAAACTTGCATTTTTATAAAAATATTGTATAGTTAAGATTGTGAAATAAGTACAAATATTAATAATATTGTAGTAAAAAAATTACCCACTAATATAACTAAATCATATTCAGTCCTAGTAGATAAATACCAAATAATTACGATTAACTGTATTACTGTGGCGTAAAAAACTAAATTCATTTTTTGTTAGTTATTTAATTATTTAACATTTACATTATAATATACTTTTTTAACTTTTTCAAGTTTTTACACTTGTGTTATTATAATTTTATTGTTTAATAAATCCGTCTTTTACCATAGCTTTTTTTAGCTTTTCACACATAGTTGCATACCCAATATCTTTTAATATTAGTGTAACTCCTTCTTTAACTACTTCCCCTCCTGTGATTAAAGTATTAAAGTCTTCTTCATTTAATGACATACGAATCATAGTGTTTTTGGTTAAAATTTATTACTTAAATGTCTCTATTTTGTGACACTCCTTACATAATGTAACTCCATTACTAACTTCAAACATTAACTCTTGATGCGTAGAAAACTTTTTAATATGGTGTGCTTCTAAATAAACCCCTCTTTTACCGCACTCTTGACAAGTATAGTCGTCTCTCTTAAATACTGCTTCTCTCCATAATCTCATTTTTAAGCTTCCCCTAATTCTAGCATTTTCTGAAGTTACTCCACCTTTCCAATTCCAAACATCTGCCCCTTTAGGGCAAGTTTTAAGTCTTTTTAATCTTTGTTCTGTAGATAATTTTTTACCCTTATTTGCTAGGGATAGTTGTATCCTCTGTTCTTCCGATACAGGTATTCCTTTATTCCAAGCTTTTCTACCTTTCAACCCCAAACTAATATTTTTTCGTTCTTCTTTAGTTCTTTTTCTGCCTGTCAAAGTTTTACTTATTTTCTCTTTCTGCTCCTCAGATATTTTTTTTCCTTTATGCGCTTTAGATATTTTTTTCTTAGTTTCTTCAGAAACCTTATAACCTTTATGACTATCACTCAACTTCTTTCTATATTCCTTAGACATTCTTTTACCTTTATTCCAAGGAATCTTTCCACTTAAACTTTTAGATAATTTCTCTTTAGCTTTCACTGTCATAGGAACTCCTTTATTCCAGGCTTTCTGCCCTAAATGAGCTTTACTAATATTTTTACAATGTTCCAGAGTCTTTTTCTTACCTAAACTAGCCTTAGACAGCTTTTCCCTATGCTCTTTAGAAGGTATAAACCCTTTTCTAGCTTTTGCTATTTTTTGTTTATGCCCTTCGGTCACTATATACTTTCCCATAGCTCCTATTTAATTGTTTATCTATACTAGTATTATATAGCCTTAAATTTAAAAATCAACTTCTTTTTTTACTTTCAGACAAAGCACGCCCTATGAGAACTGACGCTTGGCCAGAATTAAATCCAATTTTAGGTATAGGAACTCCTAATTTTTTTAATAAACTAATCTGCTTCTCAGTCGCAGAATTTGAACGCCATTGACTTTTTTGGTCAAACATTCTTTCAAACTCTGGTTTATTTTCTTTTATCCAAGTATCTCCTTGCTTTAAAGCTTCTGATAAATCACCATAAGATCCTACATCTATAGTATCTGTTTTTTTCCATTTTTTATATCCATTTATGTAATCAGGAGCAACTTCTATTAAGCTGACTACCTCTATATTATATGTATTTAACATATTTGATTTAATAGTAATTTCTTGTTTTATTCCTTCTAAAGCTGGGAATTGTAATTTATAAGAATCCTCTCCTTGCTTCTCCCAAGTAAATTGAGAATTTGTTTTTACTTCTTCTGGTAATTCAGCTTTGGCAAATATATCTATCTCTTTTACTATTTTTTCGATATTTTCCTCGCTCCAATCGTCTATGGTATCTAAAGGATACTCTGGATATAAATCAGTTATTTGTTCTGCTTGCCCAACCCATTCCATAATATCTTTCCCCTTCTTTGCTTTTAATGTTTTAGGTACTCCAAACAACTGAGGCAAAGACATTATTGAATTTTTACCTGTATTGTCTACAAAGTCTATTAATTTTAATTCTGCTTTTCCTTCACATAGCCTAGTTCCTCTACCTACCATTTGCTGATAAAGAACAGAACTTTTAGTAGGTCTAGCCATCATAACCGCTTCAATAGAAGGCTCATCAAATCCTTCTGTAAAAACACCACATCCAATTAATACTTTTATCTTTCCACTAGCAAAATCTTCTATTATCCCTTTTCTAACCCCTCTATCTGTTTCCCCTAACACACAACTAGCTTTTACCCCTACTCCTCTAAAATAAGACGTTAAGTCTTTTGTATGCTGTACATCAGAAGCAAATACTAGGGCTTTACCGCCTGAAACTATGTCTAAGTAACTATTAACCACTATTTTATTTCTCTCCTCTGTATTAATAGCTTCTGATAATTCTTTTTCTACAAAATCCCCCATTCTAGTATGAACTTTAGTTAAATCCGCTAAGGTACTAACTGTATACGCTTTGATAGGGGCTAAATAACTAGACTCAATTCCTTGTCTTAAAGTATAAGTGAAAGTAATTCTATCAAATATTTTATCTAATCCTTCATGATCGGCTCTACTAGGAGTGGCCGTACACCCTACAAGCAATTTAGGGCTTCCATGTTCTTCCCCTTTTAATACCCCAAAATATCTAAATATATTAACATAAGTACTAGCTATTGAGTGGTGGCAATTATGTACTAAGATTCCGTTGGCAAAGTAGTTGTTGTTTCCCTCAACTTCAAAATTGTAGACGTAACCGTCTTCACACACTCCTCTAGCCGGGAATCTACTTCCTCGTTCCAAAACCTCAGTACTGACCACCCTAACGCTTGTAGAACTTCTGTCTTTCTCTTGTCCAAAAACCTCCATTTCTTTAACTTGTGGGTCTTCCCATCTACCTCTATAGCTAATTTTACATCTTTTATTCCTATGTCTGGAGAATAGTAATTTGGTAAGGAAATAAACAAATGTTTTACTTTTGAGGTCTTTATTGGATACTCTAATGCCTCTATCGGTAAACCTAAAGAGAGCCATAATTTTATTTGTTGTTTCGTCATTTTCCCATTTCCTCCTCGACTGAGAAATGTTCTTCCAATCATTTTTTTCCTCATCTTCTCCACTGACTCTGGATTTTTCATAGGATTGTTTTTTCGCATTCTTTCTGAGGCATATTTTTTGTTTGTTTTGCTCATTGTAGTCGAACTCAATTTGCTCAAGTATGTCTTCTTGCATGACTCTGAACAATATGCCCTCCCTCTTCGAGCTAAAGACAACTGATTTATGCCACAAGCTACAACCTTTTTCCCACAATTTAAACAAGGTAAAACTACTTTTTTTCTTCTCTCTTTCCTCCTCACCTTTTTGCAATCTTCTGAACAAATCGGGACCATATAACAATTCCAAGACTTCGGTTGATAAGTCTTTTGGCAAACTATACACTTTTTTGGTTTTATATATCTTTTTTGCATCTCTTATATAATTAGCAAATTGCATGATGTTTGTCAATACATAATGCTCTTTTAAATTTATAGCAGAAATATACCTACCCCCACAGAAAAATGGATGATTGGGTGTGCATACTATATGATTACCATTATCTAAATATACTTTAACTAGTTTATCTTTCACCTTATTCTTAAACAACCTTAATACTTTTTTCTTTTCTACCTTCCTTGTTTTCTCATTAAAACTATTTACATAATCCCCTATTTTAATATCTTCTATATTTCTTCCATCTATCTTAGTTCCTGCTACAAAGCACTCATCTACAATTATACAACCAAATTCTTCTGGATTAAATTTCTTTATTCTCTCACTACCTTCTCTCCCCAAAGTCGGAACACTAGCTACAACAACGTCTACATCTCCCTCCACTTTTCTACTTCCTTGTTCTATATCTACTTTTAAATCAGAGTCAATTAACCTTAATTTATCTGCGGCTTGGTCAAGCAATTCCTCCCTATGAGCTAAAATAAGAGTTTTCTTTCCTGATTTCTCTTTTACCTTTGTTGGTAAATGCCCAAAAATAACAGTCTTACCTAATCCTGTAGCAAGAACTATTACCTGTTTCAAAGCTCCTTTTCTGGCGTTAGAAATAATCTTATCTAAACATTGTTCCTGATAATCTCTTAGTATAAATTTGGTCATATTTTATCTTTATATTTTTGTAATAATTGCTGAGAATTAAGCTTTTCAATACCTGTTAATCCAATAGCAATTGCATCTGCTTCATCTTGATTAACTTTTTTTAGTTCAGGAAATCTCTGCTCTACTAAAACCTGTACCTGCTTCTTAGTGTCATTATTACCAATAACTCCTATAAATTTCTTAGCTTCCTTTGGAGCTACTTCTACCATTAAAGGTTTAATTCCTGATTCTAAGCAATGATACATAAAAAGCCCTTCCATAAATCCTTTTACCTCCACAACCCTTAATGTATTTATATTAGAAAATTTTGGGCTAATATACTGTGACTCTATTACTAATACAGTTGGAAAATAAGCTAAAAGCTTTTTAAACTCTATTCCTATAATCTCAAACCTATACTCATCTTTAGTACTAGTTTTTATAGTACATTTATGAATTAAATCTTCCCCTTTAAAAATAGCAATTCCTGTACTACAAAAACTAGGGTCGCAAGCAATAACTATGCTATCTTTATTTAATAAACTCATTTATTTGTTGTTTAGTATTATTACCATATCCATATTTTTTATGAAACTTTGCGTGACAATCCCTACATAAAGACACTCCATTACTTACCTCAAATCTTAGTTTTATATTAGTATCAAACCCTTCTAAATGATGGCACACTATGTCAGTAGCTCTCTGACATACTTTACAAGAATTATTATCTCTTTTTAATACTTGTCTAACCCAAGTTTTATACTTATATCCTTGCCTACATTTTAGATTCTCTTGAGAAATACCTCCTTTCCAAGCTGGATTTTTTTCCTTAGTATTAGCAATACTTTTTTTCTTCTTAGTTTCTATAGATTCTATTTTACCCTTATTACCCAACCCAATTTTTTCTCTAGTTGCTAAACTAACCTTTCTACCTAGCATAGCTCTACTTAAATTTGGAAACTTTTTACCCTCTCTAGCCATACCTATTTTTTTCTTATGTTCCTCAGATAATTTCTTTCCTTTATTCCAAGGTATATTACCCTTTAATGTATTACTAATTTTTTTCCTTTGCTCTAAAGATTTATGTTTACTCTTTCTACCTTCTGTATAAGCCTTTATTAAAGCTTGGCTTAACTTCTTCTTAGTATCCTCACTTGTTCCATGCCCTGAATGACTAATAGACATTTTTTTCTTACTTTTATCTGAATGTTTTTTTCCTTTCATTGTCATAACTATTCTTAAATTACTTTAACACTGTATATTATAAAAACAAAAATAGCAATACTAGTATTAAAAGCAACTGTTATTCTTTCTCTATTCATTATGTTCTTTTTTTATTGTGCATCTCTACACTATTTTTAAAAGCCTTATAGTCTTGAAACTGTTTTTTAGAAGCTATAATTCTAAAACCATTTTTTAAAATAAATTCTACTCTATCCGAATTTGGATACTCAACTACACTTTTAATCTTGTAAGAAGGTATTGGGAATCTATCTATCATTTTAATATGGTAATGTTTTTTTGTAATAAGCTATATTAAACCCAGTTTTTGGATCTGTGTAACTATTTTTTAATACTTGCCTCAATTTCTCATTTCCTCCATGCACTGCTTTAATATTTCCTGTGTGGCAATTCTGACATAAAACACATAAATTCTGAATGCTGTGTATTGACTCCCAAATAATTAAATCTCTCCCTCGGCTATGTAGGAATACTCCTGCCATTTTTTCTAACCATTCTTTCAATACTTCATTCCCTTCACTCCTAAATATTCTATGATGAGCCGCAATCATATTAGTACTTCCACAGTTTATACATCTAGGCTGTAGTCTAAAAAGTAATTCACCTACTTCTTTGGTAACACCTTCTTCTTTACTATTTTCCATTTTTTATTATTTTCAAATTCTATTAGAAATGAAGCAAGAACTAGAATCACAAACCCTCTATCCTCTTTCCCTTTAGGAAAATTTTTATCTACAAACTGTGATATAATTTCTGTTAATTTATCTGATTTAAGTGTCATAATTTTTTTGAGTTATCAAAAACAGCAAAATATTTCATACCATCTGTATGAGTATCTATGAAAATCATAGTAAATAACTCTCCTTCATATATCCATTTATTATAAAATCTTTGTGTATAGATTTCAGCACTATAATGCTCTCCGTTTTCTTCCTCAACATCTTTTTTATCCCCATATATAACATCTATAGCAGGATTTCCTGACAATCTCCAATAACATTCAGATAGATCATCTATAGGACACACTACCCAATCTTCTTTAAACCCAACATGAGCGTATATATCTTGTAATGCAGAGTTATATTTTTTTAGTAAACTAATCATAATTTATTTTTTAGGTTTCTTTTTAGGTTTTTTTGGTCCTGCTAAGTTTTCTGATACTAAAGGGGCTTGCCCTACATAGGAGGGCGTAGCTAAAACTTTATCAATAGTTTCTAAACTTGTTTTAACTCTCTTCCCTCCTATAAATCTGTAAGGCATAATGCTTTTTGGTTAAACTGGTACTTCATCCCCCTCAATTGACATTTCTTCTATCTGCGTTGGAACTTCAGAAGCAGGTTTAGAAATTTCTTTACTTTCTATAGGCTTAACATTATTTAAACTTCTCTGCAATCCTACAGCTAGTTTAACATCCATTTTATCTCCTAACTCAAATTCTAAATCATTCCAAAATATACCAGAATTTTGATTCTCAGTAACAGATTTTAATTTAAGCTGATAAGGTCTTTGAAGTTCGTTTATCTCATTAGAAACACCAAACCAACTTCCTAGCGTACTCTTTCCTCCAATTAGCCACCTATACATACTCTCTTTATAATAAACATAAAGAGCAACCTTATACTTCAGTTTATACTGTTCTTTCAAACTTTTATAAGGTCCTCTAGCTACAATTTCCTTTGTTAAATAATCTATTACTTCAATATCTTCAAAAGGGTCTACCTCTTTACAAATATATTGTGGATACTGTTTTACTGACTGATCTGTAGGATAACTATTACAAACAATTTGAACTCTGCTTTTAACTACAAAGAACGAAAAGCCCGCAGGTAATATTTCAGATACAGCATCATCACCGTCAAACTTTGTAGCAGATAAACTACCGAAGTTTGCATTTGTACTTTGCCCGTCTTTTGATAGCTTAGTATTATCGAGAGAGATAATATTAAACCTAGATTTCTGAGATACATTACTTTTTTGCCACTCAGATAATAACTCCTCCTCACTCTGAGAATCTAATCCCTTTTCAATAGGGACAATACTACTGTCATTCATAATTTTTTTGGTTAAAAATTTAGTTATATATTTAGTTAAGTTGCTTACGTTTTAATCCTGAAATAGTATGATGATCTGATTTTATTTCTGCTAAAAATAAATCCGTTGTATGTTGTATCCATTTCTTTGCACAATCTAATGAACAAAAAATAACTTCTTTCCTATTAGGAATTTGAAAACTTTCATAATGTTTAATTTTAGTCTTTTTTTCAAATAATCTTAATCCGTCTTTTTCTGTAAACTTAAATATAATCAATTGTTTATAAGGTTTTACTTTATCTAACTCTTTTCTTTGTCCACATCTATCGCATACTACTGTCTGCACTGTATGTACTTCTTTAAGTATTGGCATTTGGGAATTTTTTTGTTATTTCTTTTAAAGCTAACGGAATAATTTTGTCTCCCATATTTTGAATCTTATGAGATATTATAAATTCCCCTTCTCTCATATAAGGTATATTAGGGTCTTGTAAATTAATCTCCTCTACCCAAAAATCATCTTCTCCATACTGTATTGTTATTTTTATTTTAATAGTTTTATCTGCCATATTTTTTAATTAAATTCTAATTAAGTATATATTACTTTTTCAACTTTTGCAAGTTTTTTATATAGGTATTCCTGTTTGCTATAATTCTACTTCCTCTTTCATTTCTACTTCTACTTTCTTTGCTTCTCCCGCATGGTCAACTCCTGGAGCTTCTTCAATAAATGTAGTAATCTCTTCATCAAATTCACAACTAACACTCCACCCTGCATATCCATCTCTATTTTTAGCTCCTTTAATAAAAGATTTTTTTCTCTCTTCTGGCTCTTCATTCTCACTATCTCTACAAACAAATAATACTTGATCTGCATCTTGTTCTAATGCCCCTGTATCTCTTAAATCTGACAAAGAAGGTACATAGAGTCCTTTCTTTTGTTTCTGCCTACCAGACCTATTCAAATGCGTTACTAATACTATCGGTAAATCAAGCTCTATAGCTAACTGTTTAATTTGTCTAACTACTTGTGATGTCTCTGCTGTTAAATTATAAGACCCGTGTGCAAAATAATGTAAATGATCTACAAAAATACACTGACAACCGTATTCCTCTTTAACTATTCTTGCACACTCAGCCAATATATTAAACTTAACCATACCAGAACCATTATATAAATATATTGGTCTTTCCGCTTCGCTATCAAAAGCTACTAAAGCCTCATCTACTTTTTCTAAAACCTTAGAAGGATCATCAACTTTTTTTAATTGTGAATTAGTTAGTTTAGATTCTAGCATTAAGAATTTCCTAACAATATCTATTGGAGGCATCTCTAAACTAAAATAAAATATTGGGTTTTTATTCTTAGCAACATTTAAAGCTATATTTAAACACATACTAGTTTTACCTGTACTAGATAATCCTGAAAGAATTATTAATCTTCCTTTTCTCATACCTCCCATTTTTTCATCTATACCGTCATATCCAGTACTTATACCTATGTACTCCCCCTCTATTAATCTCTTTCTAATCTCTTCTCTAAACTCTGAAATATGCTTAACACTATCACTCTGAACACTTCTAATAGGTTTTACATTCTTAATTAATTCATTGAAGTCAGCCTTTGTTAAACCATCATCAACAAAGTAATTTGTAATATCTGTCTTTGTTCTACCGTCCTTCTTTGGTAATAATATTATTTTACATCTATCAATTCCTAGTTTATTTGCTGTCATCTTAGCCCCTTCCTTACCTGCTTCATCAGCATCATAAACTAAGTAAATAGTTTGAACATCTTTAAACTTATCAACCCAGTCATCTGGAAAATAACCCGCTCCTAATGTTACTGAAACGGTATTTCTAAAACCTTTTTGTACTAATTGCAGCGCATCAAATTCTCCTTCACATAAGAAAACTCTTTTCAAAGGTTCTTTTAATATGTCTCCATTAAATAAAGTTGGTTTACATCCTTTTTCTTGCGAATATCTAG